TGAAATGCACTCTCATTTTATTGATGACCTAGACTTTGATAGTTTAACTGCTGTCGAGTTAGTTATGGATATTGAAGAAGAGTTTGGTATCATAATTGAAGAACATGAACAAGAACATTTAATTAATGTTGAAACAACATTACAACTCATTGAACAAAAAATAGAGGAAACAGATAATGCCAACATACATTCTTAGAGATACAAAGACAGATGAACAATTTGAAGAATTTTGTTCTTGGTCAGAATTACAAGAGTTCTTGAAAAAGAATCCTAAATATACACAGGTACCAACGGCAGCTGCATTAGTGGGTGACCATGTTATGGGTGTTGGCCCTAAGATTGATGACGGATTTAAAGAGAACTTATCAAGGATTGCTGAAGCACATCCAACATCAGCACTTGCAGATAGATATGGTTCTAAGAGTACAAAACAAGGTAAAACTCAAGCAGTTTTAAAGAAACACGGACTAATTAAATAAGGAGTTGACAATGGATACTAAAAAAGATTTAATGAGAAAAGCTTTAATTAAACATGCCGAAGGGCAAATTGCAAAGCATCAAGTAAATGTAGAAATTTATATGCAAAATGCAGTTGGTGTAGGCGAACATACTGATATACTTGAAAGTGTTGAAAAAGAACTTAACGCAATTGGTAAGTATGCAGAACAAATTGAAGTATTAGAAAAGTATTTCCCAGCTGGTGATGCAGTGGTAAACTTAAATGGCTAAAAAAGAAACAGATGTAAAAGGTAAAGATTTATTATCAATTAAACCAATTGGTGATAATCAAAAAACAGTCTTTGAGACTTGGGATAAAGGAAACAATCAATTTGTTTATGGTGCTGCAGGTACTGGTAAAACATTTATTCTTTTATACAAAGCACTTCAAGATGTTTTAAATCCTGAAACAGAATACGATAGAGTAATTATTGTTCGTTCTCTTATACCTACTAGAGAAATAGGTTTCTTACCTGGTGATGAAGAAGATAAATCAGCATTATATCAAATCAACTATATGAATATGGTTCGTTTTATGTTTCAACAACCTAATGAACAGGCATTCTCAATGCTCTTTGAAAGACTAAAGAATCAAGGAACATTACACTTTATGTCAACTTCATTTTTAAGAGGGTTGACATTTGACAATTCTATCATTATAGTAGATGAATGTCAAAACTTAAACTTTCATGAGTTAGATACTATTGTTACAAGAGTAGGTCAAAATTCAAAGATTTCTTTTGCAGGTGACTTTTTTCAAACAGACCTAACAAAGTCAAACGAAAGAAATGGTCTTCATGACTTTGTGAGGATTTTAGATAACATGTCATCTTTTAATGTTACTGAATTTAATATTGGTGATATTGTAAGAAGTGGATTTGTTAGAGAGTATTTAATAGAGAAAACAAAGTTAGGTTTTGGAGTAGAACTATGAGCAACTTTAAAAAATGTTTAGAAATTATTTTACATCACGAAGGTGGTTATGTTAATCATCCTAAAGACCCTGGTGGCGAAACTAACTTAGGAGTAACCAAAAGAGTTTATGAAGAATGGGGTGGAGCAAAAGACATGAAAGACTTAACAGTTGATGATGTTGCACCTATCTACGAAAAAAATTATTGGGGTAGAACAAAATGTGAAGACATTGCAGAAGGTTTAGACTTATGCGTATTTGACTTTGCTGTAAATGCTGGCCCAGGTAGAGCTGCTAAGTTCTTACAAAAAATTATCGGCACAACTGTTGACGGAGGCATTGGCCCAAATACATTAAGAAAACTACAACTGCATTTAGAAACATGGGGTGTAGAAGATACAATTAAAAAGTACCAAGAAGCAAGACAAGAATATTACGAAGAATTATCTACATTTGACACCTTTGGTAAAGGTTGGACTAGAAGAGTTGATGAGACGACAGAGACAGCAATCAAAATGCTATAAACAAAGGATATATAATGACATTTAATCATGTGGACTTGAAAGAACTACCAGAACTTACTACTGAAACGATTGATAAGAAAAGATACTATGTAACGCCTGAGGGCGAAAAATACCCGTCTATTACAACTGTATTATCCAATAGAAATAAAAAAGGACTATTTGAATGGCGTAAACGAGTTGGTGAAGAAGTTGCTAACTATGTTGCTAGAACTGCAGCTGCAAGAGGTACAAAAGTTCACCACATGTGTGAAGACTTTTTAAACAATAAAGAATATGATAAAAGTAATTTCTTAGCAACTTGTTTGTTTGGACAATTAAAACCTGTCTTAGAAAGAAGAATTAATAATATACACTTTCAAGAATGTGGTTTATATTCAGATACATTGAAAGTTGCAGGTCGAGTAGATTGTATCGCAGAGTACGATGGTGTTCTATCTATCGTAGATTTTAAAACTTCAAAAAAAGAACGAAACGATGAATACAATGAGAACTATTATATTCAAGCATCAGCATATGCTGAAATGTATGAAGAAAGAACTGGTACACCAATCAATCAAATAGTGATTCTTGTTGTAACAGAGGATGGTACTGTTCAAGAGTTTGTTAAAAATAAAGACCCTAAGTATATTGAAATGTTAAAGGATGTAAGAAATGATTTTCATTAATGAAAAACATTAAGTACAAATCGCCATATATCTCTAAAAAATTCTCTAACAATAGAGTTAAATGGGAGCATCTTTATCCAAGTGAAAAAGATGTCTTTGAATTTTTATTTAAAAAATATACGCCTAAATCAATTTTAGATATTGGTTGTGCTTGTGGTGGATTGGGTCACATACTTTCAAAAAAATTACCCAATTCTTCTTACACTGGCATTGAAATTAATGATAATGCTGCTGGTGAAGCAAAAAAATATTTTAAAAAAATACATAATATAGATTTTATGAATTTTAAAAGTAATTTAAAATATGACTTATGTATTTCTTTAAGTTGTATTGATTGGCAAAACAATTTTGACAAAATGTTTTTAAAAGCTTGGGAATACGTATCTAATAATGGTTATCTATTCTTAACCGCTCGTTTAACAAATGAGAAAAGTTTAAAAAATTTAAAAGAATCATTTCAATACATAAATTATTCTAAGCAAGGTGAAAAAGCTCCATATGTAGTTATCAACAAATTTGAAATCCTATCCAAGATATCTAATTTAATGCCTGAATACGTCTATATTAGTGGTTATGATGGTAAACCAAGTAATACTGCCATAACTCCCTATAAAAAAATATTTTTTTGTGGTATTGCAATTAAAAAATCTAAGAATAATTCCTTAAAAACTTTTTTTGACATACCTAATTCCTTTTTTTAAAAGAATATAAATAGTAATATGACAACATATTTTTTAATAGGATTTCTATGTTTAGGGCCAATGGGTAACCAATGCATCAATATTGCATCGGGTTTTAAGTATAACAGTCAAGCTTATTGTGAATACGCAAGATATAACTTTTCTAACGAATTATCAGATGTAAATTTAGAGTTATCGTGTATTGAGGCTGAATTGATTGAAAATTACACAGAATGGCGTCCTATGATTTTAGAAGAACAACCACCAATTTAACCCTTGACTTTCACATTCAAGTATGGTATAAATATACTTGAATTCGTTGAAGTTCTGTAAAACGCTATTGAGGACGAGGGGGCAGTACCCTCCACCTCCACCATAGTTTAAACCTCGATTTAGGGGGTGAAATAGGATTGACTAATAGTAAGTATCCTAACCGAGAGTTCATTTTTACACGCAGACCAATATGAGTATGCAATGGCTGCCTAATTAGGCACCCGGGGTTTAGGGCACCTGGCAACAGAAAGCCCTATAAAATTTATAATGAGATTTATTAACAATAAACATTCTGCTAGAACACTAAAACATTCTGACCGTAGCAATGTCAATCAAAATAACAATTCTGATTTTATACTTGGTAGTAGTAGGGAACATGTTAAAGTAAAAGAATTATTTAAACCATTTGCAGATAAAAAAATAGTATGGTGTAGTATTGGGCATTCTCTACATTATTTTTTACAATACAATCCTATTATTGATGTTAAATTAGAAGATGATGAGTATCTATTTTTATCAAGTTCTCAAGAAATAGATTATATGTCTAGAACTGAAAAGGCATTGATTGAAACTTTATGGGCAAGTGATATAGACCCTAAGCAAGTTTGTGTAGTGAATAGTAATCACTTAGGAAAAACTTCATATCTTAAATATGTTTATTGGGAATACTTTGAAACTGCTGTTAGACAATTAGAACATAACGAAATAGATGTTAATAAAAAGACACACAATAAAAAGTTTTTGTGTTTAAATAGAATACTAAGACAACACAGAAAAGATTTTATGTATGCAATGAATGATTTAAATCTTTTAGAACATTTCAACGCTTCATTGTGGGATGATAAATTAAGTTTACGATATGACACAGCAGATAATGATACCAATTGGTGGTATAGTATAAATGAAAAGTTTTCTTATGAAAACACTTTATGGGTTATTACTGAATCTGTTTTTAACAATGATGATAACTTAACATTTTTAAGTGAGAAAACATTTAAAACAATTTTATTAAAGATGCCGTTTATTATCATTGGTCAACCATACACACTAAAAAAATTAAAATCATTAGGATATAAAACTTTTAACCATATGTGGGATGAAAGTTATGATGAAATACGAGATACTAATAAAAGAATGAATGCCATCATTAAGTTAGTATCACATTTAAGTACAATTGATTTAAAACAATTAGTTGTTGACAATTACGATATATTAGAATACAATTATAAAAACTTAATGATGAGAAGACCAGAACAAACATTGTTAGATACTATGGAGAAAATATAAATGGACTTATTTAAAAAGACACCAAAAATCTTTTCATTAGAAATAGAAAAGTTAGCATCAGAAAAGAGAATGACACACTTGGATGCAATACTATATTACTGTGATAAAAATTCACTAGAAGTAGAGAGTGTTAAAAAGTTAATTACAAAAGGACTAAAAGATAAAATTGAAGTCAATGCTAGAGAATTAAATTTACTGATAAGTGATAATAATGTTGGTGTAGGTAAATTGCCCGTTTAATGGAAGCGGCTGATGTCTATTTAATGTATTGTGCTTTAAAAGCACATTTTAGTAGAGAGAATTACGATTACCATCAATATGGTGGGAAAACAAAAATAAAAAGAGATAGTTACTATAAGAGAAAAGACAGATTCTTTTTTGCACGATTAGCCAGAAAGTATCAAACAAAGGAAGAGATAGAAAACTATCTAGTGTCCAATTATGTCGCATGTAAGGGTGGCTGGGTCGGTAAGTTTGAGGATGATGTTTATATAAATTGGAAAAAAAAGACACAGTCTTTATCATATACATTTATCAATGAAATAGAACCTTATGCTAATAGGTTTGAGGAATTATTTAAATGGGAAGATACACACCCACTATTATTAAGAGAATATCTAGGTAAAAGAATATCAATGGAAACAATGATTATATTAGACGAATTGACGCATTTTCAAAAGAATTGGAAAGACAATGATATGATTTGGAAAGATATAAAAAAAATCTTAAATAATTATAAAAAGTTCTTGACAATAGACAAGAATAAGTGTAAAGTAGCTTTAATTAACATAGTAAAGGAATATAATCATGAATGATTTGAAACAAGCCTTAGAAAACGCAGGTGTCGATGAACTTGAACTTGCAAAACAAAGAATAATATCTTTGGAAGAAACAGTCAAAGAATTGGAATTTGATTGTGCCTTATATCAAAGGCAATTGAGTGACCTCGGTCAGAAATTTGCAAAAATTACTAATCGACCTTTTAAGAAGCCATTTGTTAAGAGAGCAAATACAAACTACACGCCTAGATAATCATGAAACACGAACATAGACTTTTTACGATAGGTTGCTCATTTACCAAATATGATTGGGATACTTGGGCAGATTATGTCGGTTCGTTTTACAAAGAACACATAAACCTAGGGGTACCCGGTGCAGGTAATCAATTTATTGCAACAGAACTAACTGAAGCAATTTTAAATTATGATATAAATCCAAACGATAGAATTGTTATTGAATGGAGCAGTTGTGAAAGAGAAGACAGATATTTAAGTAAAGTGGATTTTGACTTACGTAAGTATCATTACTGGCGGATACCGGGTGCTATTACTCAGCAAGAATTTTATGATAAAGAATGGGTTGAAAAATATACAACAAAAGAACATTTTGTAAAAAGAGATTTTATGTTAATACACAATATGTTTAACACATTAAAATATCTTAAAATACCATTTGTCATGACATCAATGGTTGATATGTTTCCACCTCTTCTTGACCAATCATTACCACAAACTGAAGCATCACCACTCCAAATAATAAATTTATCTCTAAAGTATGGAGAAACGTTAGATGAAATAAAACCATCTATGAAAAAAATTATATTTAATAATAAATGGCCAAAAAGAAATGATAAACATCCTACAACTGAGGAACATGTGATGTATGCAAATGTTCAATTACAGGAAGTAATAAACAATGAGTGGTAAACACTTTGTTTATGGAAACGGCGAAAGTCGTAAGGGCTTTAAAGTATCGAATTACGGTGGTGTCTCATGGGGTTGTAATGCAATCTATCGAGACACACCAGTCGATAACTTAGTTGTCGTTGATTATGGAATGCAAGGCGAAGTCTATGATAGTGATTATGTAAAACAATATAAATGTTGGTTTACTGATTGGAACCCAGTTCCTAGTGACCCATTTATGTTAGAGAGTTTCAATCATGATTTTAAAGAAGAAGATAGACACACATACGGATTTGATTTAGGAACATGCGTTATTAATGGTTCACATGAAACAGTTGTGAACAATAAAATTAATTTAATTAAAAAAGGATTCCCACATTTAGACCCAGACGATTTGGAACTAAAAGTGAAAAAAGATTTAGGTCTTCATATCATTTACAATAATGAATCGAAAGACCTAATAGTACCAATTTACAACCCTAGAGATTGGTCTGCTGGAAGTACAGCAGTTAATCTTGCTTGTCAAAATGGTGCGAGTGAAGTGTATATGTTTGGATTTGACTTTTCGTCTTATGACGATAGTATAAATAATATATACAAGGATAGTAAGAATTACTTGCCATCAACGGCAAGAGGATTCAACCCTATCAATTGGAGATTTCAATTACATAAGACATTTGGAGAATATTCAGATGTTAAATTTAATTGGGTCGGGCATAAACACGATATCGTGGATACTGCCAAAAGACTAGATAATGTAAATCTATTAACATACGATAACATAGGAGACATACGATGACAATCGATACAATTCGAAAGAATAATTCACTTGACAAACTACTTGGTGCTGTCAAGGAAGAAAACCAACCCCAAGAAAAAAAATCATATAGCGATGAAAGGTTATGGAAACCTGAATTAGATAAGTCTGGTAACGGATATGCTGTTCTAAGATTTCTACCTTCCGTTCATGGCGAAGATTTACCTTGGGCGAAGGTATACTCTCATGCATTCCAAGGGCCAACAGGTCAATGGTTTATTGAGAACTCACTTACAACTGTCGGTTCAAAAGACCCTGTATCAGAATACAATTCTAAATTGTGGAATACAGGTGTTGAATCTGATAAAGAAATCGCTCGTAAACAAAAGAGGAAGTTATCATACTACTCAAATGTTTATGTTGTGAGTGACCCAAAACACCCAGAAAACGAAGGTAAGGTATTCTTATTTAAATATGGTAAGAAAATCTATGACAAACTTTTGGCTGCAATGCAACCAGAGTTTGAAGACGAATCACCTATCAATCCATTTGACCCATTCTCTGGTGCGAACTTCAAACTGAAAATTCGCAAAGTAGATGGCTATTGGAACTATGATAAATCAGAGTTCGAAGCACCTTCTAAGTTATTTGAAGATGAAGCAAAGACAGAAACAGTATGTCAAAAAGCATATGCACTTTCTGATTTTACTGCTACATCTAACTTTAAATCATATGAGG